CACCACCGCCCCTTGAGTTAATCCGAACATTTACCTCGGGTGCCTTGATAGCAAACAAGTCCCTACGGAATGTTGCGGAATCAATATTATAATCAGCAATGTCTCCGTAAATTAAAATTTCTGGGATTGAACCGGTGCTGGCTTCTATTCTATACCAATTTTTTTTCATTCAAATGGCTCCTGGCCTACCGGCGCAAAGTTTGCTGGAACATAATATTGATCCCCACCGTCATAAGGGTTTTCATCCTCAAGTTCCAGGATTTTGTTTGGGTTATATGCACCCATCTGCCACATTTTATAATAAAAGTCTGCCCTGTCTTTGGATGCCCCGCGCATCAATCCGTTTGGCAGGAATTTAGCATAAATACCTTTTTTCCGGTCTGCATCGGTAAGCAGATTTACATCGATTGATTGCTCGATGCGCTCATACCAAGGGCACAACGTGTGAATAACGTGGGCCAGAAACATCTGCTCCGCGCTGGCGTAGGTCGCCGCCTTATCAGCCTGCCCGATCATAATTGGCATAACGCGAAAAGCCCGACAGATTTCCTCAACTTGATGCTTGCGAGTTTCAAGGTGCTGAGCATCAACCCCGCTCATAGAGATTTGCGTCCACTTCGCCGCTCGGTCAAGAATGAATGGCCTGAATTTATTTTCACCGGCGATACTTTCTTCGACCCAGCCACGTAAAGCTTTATATTGTTCAGGGGTTAAATTCCCGTCTACCGAATAAACCCCGCTGGCCTGTGCTCCATTAGCATGTAACTTTGCGTGTGCTTCCTCTGTGGCAATGGATAGGCCTATGGCTTCCCTTGCGTGCTTAACTGCTCCCATCCCGCCCCAAGAGTTCCACGACGGTCCTTTAACGTGCCATATCGCCTCTGCTGGGAATGGTTTTTGCTCATTGTTTACTGCAACATAATAGGTAATGCTCAAATCTGCATTGCGTTTTGGTGTAACCGTTTCAGGATCTAACGGTATCAGCTCCCTAATTGATCCCCCGACAATGTTTTTAAAGGCGTAAAAGTTGCCGCACAACCCAACGTGGTAAACAAGTGTCTCCCGAAACTCAAAACTTGTCTGCCATGGGTTAGGTTTACGGTGCAAAACATCGTAAAGACAATGGTCTTTTGCCGGGTCTTTGCCTCCACCGACCTTTTCCAAGAACAACTTGAGAGGAACTTGAGCCATACCTTCGGCCAAAACTCGCAGACAGGCAAATACCGTTACCACATCAAGGGCCGTGTCAATCGTCACCGCTTTGCCAGACTTGGACCCAATACCAGTGCGTAGCTCCCGCAAAACAGACTCAGCAGAAACAGACGCTTGCGGCCGCATCATCCGCGTAATTAAGCTCATGCGCTACGCCCCAATCTCAACCCACCAAGGATAAGAATACCGCCGCAGACAGAGTAGGACACCCACGGCGAGAATAAAAACAGCCCATATCCCAAGGAACCAAGGCCGGTTAAACAAATCAGGTCAGGTAAATATTTAGACATTAAGATTCCCAGAATGATTTTTCTATGATCTGCGGCACAAGTGCCCTTGCAAGTGCCATAATCAACGCCACCACGCCGTCAATTTTGTTCTCTGCCCGTTCTTTGCGTGGATAAATGTTGTCTTTTGCGTCCAAATGCGCCACCACGTTTGACACCATCCAGGTGAGGACAGGGCAGCCGTTGTGATGCAGCCGCCCAGACAAAACCAACGACTCAAGCTCTTTCATCGGCTCGGAAAAGTTGAGGGTTGTTGGTCTCATCTCAACCATCTGGAAGCCCTCTTCTAGCATTCTTGTCGACAGCTGCGTTGCCTGAAATGGGTCATACGGCACCTCAACAACCTCAAACCGGCTTGCATCGTCCTTTAAATCATCCTCGATGTATGCAAAATCAATGACATTCCCAGGTGTAAGGGTCAACCTTCCTTCGTGCGCCCACCCCTGATACTGTTCATTTCCGCTTTCCTCGACAGTTTCCTCCGGCAAATAGTATTTGCCGAAAACGTAGTAGTGAGCATCGCCGTTTATCTCACGGGTGAAGACGGTCACCTTTGCGGCGATGTCTTTCCGGCTGGCAAGGTCAATCCCAATAATTGCCCGTTCTCCTGAAAAGTCTTCAATCTGCAAAGAGGCATCTGTCGCCGCGTCCCACCTGAGCATGTTCATCCATGCTGATGACGCGTTACACCACACGTCCAGGTGTTTTGTTTTGAAGCTGTTTTGCTTGGAGGGGTTCTGCATTGCCTTCCGCTGTTGAGCCAACAAAAAATCAGCACTTACCGATATCCCATAATTAGGGTTAGCCTTAATTAGAGACTCCGGTGATGTCCAGTCATCGTCTTTATCAATGGTGTAAATTATCGCAAATAGCTCTTCGTCTTTGATTATCCCGCCCAGGACTTTCCGTGCCCTGTCTCGCATGGAGTAGCAAGGACCGCCGAGGTTGTAACCTGCCGTTGTAATCACCAGCATTAGTGGCTGAGAACGTGACCCCATCCCCGTAATCATCGTGTCATATAACCGTGCATCCTTATGCTCATGGTACTCATCAACAATCGCACAGGATGGTGATGCACCGTCACCTGGGTCACCTATCAACGGTTCGAATTTTGCCGCCTTTGATAATATGTTTATGTTCCTGGCGTTTATTTCAACTCCATAACAATCAACAAATTCCTCTGCTCGCTCTGCCATTAATCGTGACGGACCGAAAACCTCCCATGCCTGTTTTTCTGTAGTCGCCCCACAATAAACCTCTGCCCCGGCTTCGTTGTCTGCCGACATCATATACAACCCTGCTGGAGCAACCTGGGTTGACTTGCCATTCTTTCGAGGCTCCTCCATGTACGCCTCCCTGAATCGCCTTGTACCATCCTTTGTGCGTTTCCATCCAAAAATGGTTGTCCATTTAAACTTTTGCCACGGCTCAAGTCGGAGGGTTTGCCTGTTTCTTGCCCACTCACCCTTGACGTGAGGCATCATTTCAACAAATTTTATATAACGTTCGGCCTCAGCCCGGTCGAAATAGTATGGCCCGGCCTTACCTTTCCACCTCTTAATATCGTCAAGCTGTCTCTGGCATGCCTGCCGGACAAACAGGCAAGCTGATATCTTGCCAGACACTACCTCTCTTGCATATTTTAGAGCAGCATTTGTGTGCGGTGTTTTCGCCATTTGTCCCATCCCATCATAGAGCCGCGAACCCCGTTTTTTTGGGTTGCTGTTTCGTCGCACTTACCCTGGTCCGGCTGCTAGGTGTCATGCCGAACTCGGTTAGTAGCTTTAACATTTGGTCAAAAGCTTTGTTAGCAATTGCCAAATATGGTGACTGTATCGGGTAGCCACTTGGGGACTCAATAACGGCTCCATATTTATCAACTTCGCTCGTGGCTTCTCTCCAGCGTTGATATGCTTTGCAGTAAGCCGCAAGAGCAACGATGTCAATCGTTGTCACCACCCCAGCTTTTTCGAGCTTTGGATATATTTCGTGCCAATGAGCAAGAGCCACGCCAGTTAAGTGGTTTGGAGGCTCAAGCAGCCCCCTTGGGTACTCCGGTTCTGCTTTATTTTGACGGCATTTACGCACAGTACCTTTCAACTCTTTAACATTTGTCGGAAGCGGTTTCCTGCCTGCCATAATTATTCATCCAGTTTTTATGAAATTCGTAAACATCCCGGTTTTGCTCTACAATATATTGTTCTAGTCTCGCGTTATCTGACAAGTTTCCAGACCCCTCGAATACAAAATATTTGCCGCAAGCTGTTTTGCAACAAAAAATCTTTGCATGAAGACACCCTGTTTTAACAATGAAATTGGAATTTGCCATCAATAGTACAGATTCAAACCATTTTTCATACTTTTTATTTTCACGAAAAAAACTACTTAGAAGAATCGTTGTTTTAACATCGCGCCCACAAAGCCTGTCTTTTATCCACGCAACAGATCGTTCGTTCATCCGATAAACACAAATATATGTTTCCACGATTGTGTACACCGCAGAAATCTTCTCAAGTGCAACAATTGCATTAACTGCCCGCTCAGTGATTATCCTTGTCTGTTCGCCGTCGTTAAGCGATTCGAAGTCGAGGTCAAGTGTTCGCACCTTCGCCAATATGAGCTTCTCATACTTTTTCGCGAGGCGGTATTCTTTGCGATCAGGAGCAGATTTGTTTGGGTCATAGGCGTAACGAGATATATCCATCCCCCACCGTTTTCATTTTGGATGTGTAAAAAAGTGAC